TGGCTAATATAGAGCAAAAAAACCCCGCCACAAGGGCGGGGCTAGTTGCTGCGGCGGGAGGAGTAAACCGCAGGGGGATCAGTATCGATATGGATGCTTTGGCACTTCAATGCCCATGCGCCTAGCCTTTTCCCTCATCTCGCGAACGGCCCTCCATTCGTTCTGCCGGATGCGTTCGCGGGTGACGCCATAGTCTTTGGCGATCTCTTCGAGCGTCTGTTCCGGTTCTCCGGTGAGGCCGAAGCGGGCTTCGATCATGGCGCGGCGTTTTGGGTGGGTGATGGCAGCGACCAGCTTGGCGAGGAGCGGCTTGTCTACTTCCAGGCTCGACGGTGCGGCGATCTGGGCGAGTTGCTCGGCGTCGATCTCTGTTTCGATAGAGTTGCGGGCGGTGAGCAAGTCTCGCATGTGATGCGGCCAAAGTTCTTCCGGCTCGGTGCGGAGTGCGGAGGAGATGTCCATTGCGAGTTCTGACCAGTCGCCGTTGGCGATGGGCTTTAGCTTGAAGTTGAGGAGTTCGCCAATGCGTTGGGGCGTGGTGCCGATGAACTTGGCCAACTCGGCTTGTGTGGCGAACCCTGCGGCCTTGATGGCGCGGAGGAGTCTGGCATTGCGAACGGTAACTTTGACGGCGAAGTCGGTCATTCGGTCCTCGTGACTTTGGTGCCGATGATGCCTCTGAGGCTGATCTTGCGGCAGGTGTAGCGGCGTGGTCGGTAGTAGCGGGCGGCATCGTGCTGGAGCGATTTGGAACTGCGACCGGGGGCGAAGAAAGATTCACCGATCTCGACGGTGCGCCACGGATACTTGGGCGGGCGTCCATTGGGCTTAGGCATTGTAGAAGCTCAGATCGAAGCCGTAGTAGGGTTCGGCGATGACGCGGTTCAGTGGAGAGTGGATCGAGGCGTCAATTGCCCACTCGTAAGGGCCAGCTTCGAAGCATACGCCCCAGCAATCAATCCCGTCATGATGGCGTGGCTGGCCGGGGCTATGGATGATGACCTCGATGTCAGGCTTCATGCCTTCGGCCTTGGCCTTTGCTACGCATAAGGAGTGAACGGCAAGGGCTGCTGCATGTGCGTTGTGAGCGGTCCAGATAGCTGTGCTGACCAGATTGGTGAATTCGGTGTCGGTCATTTTAGATTACTCTCCCTTTTCGGCATTGATGACGGGGCACATGGAATAAGTGCCGTTTGGCTTGCAATATTCGGTGTCGTTCCAGAGATAGATGCCGCGCTTTCCTTGACGGCCCCAGCGATCTTCGAGGGTGATCTGCTTGGCGGTGCGGGCGATGACGGTCCATGAGTAAACCGTTTCGTAGTCGCAAGCGGAGCGGGTGCTGTAGGTCTTTCCGATTTCGAACTTGGTCATTGGTGGCTCCTATTGGGTGGGTGGGTGAGGGGCCGAAGCCCCTCGGTTAGGCAACCAGCTCGGCGCGGAAGTTGGTGAGGCCAGCGAACCCGAAGGCCACCGCATCGCGCTTGGCGCGTTCGATGCCAGCCTCGGGCGACTTGCGCCAGATGAAGCATTCGAGAACCGAACCATCGGCGCGGTCTGCGAGGATGCGGTAGGAAGCGAAAGAAGCGAGAAGCATGTTGCCCTCCTTGGGCTGTGCAGTGGCGGGATTGCCCTGCGCTGTTGATGTCCCCTTATCCCATACCTTGCAGAAACTTGCAAGCGTTATGTTGCAGAAAAGTGCAAGAAAGCGACATCCCCATAAATGCCAATCCTAAGCCTTTGAAATTGTTAGATTTTTAATTAACGGTCCATATAGATGTGAGGGCCAAAAACGCCAAAGAATGGCAGATTGGCCTGTGCTTTCAATGGCTTAGGCATTTCACGGCATTAAGGGCAATTAAATGATTTATGGGTGAAGGCGGAAGGGGAGACCCGGATGGGTGGGTGGTGGTGGGTGGTGGGGTGGTGGTACTGTAATATATATAAATAGTATAATTCTCTCTATATATATACAACACTAGCAACATCAAGCACTTGCACGATCCATTTACGGGTGATGCCCCATCATCGAATAAGGCCCCTTAAATAAGAAAAGGCCCCGGATCGCTCCGAGGCCCTATCAAAATGATATGTCCCTAGGTCAATCTTCCGTGGCCTCTGGCGCCGGGATGAACCACGCCATTCTGGGTCGGCCCCGCTGCCCCTTGTTGGTGTGGCGGCATTGGATGCCGTAGTCGGCAGCCAGCTTGTCCATCACCTGGCTCCGGTCTCGGAGCGTCAAGGCATCGAACGCCGAGATGCGGTTGCCTAGTTCTGCCTCGGTCAGCCCCTTGAGACCGGATGCCCTAAGCTTGGCAATGACGGCCTTGCAGATCGCCTGATGGCTGCTCTCGGCCATGTTGTCCCTAAACATGGCGATTGCGCGCCGGTTGTAAAACCGCACATAATCAATCGCCCATTGCATAGGCTCAGGTCCGATCTCGGTCTCGAGCAATGACCTAGCGACAATCAAACTAATCCGCATGGCAATCTCGCGGCTGCGGTTGTACATCGCCTCGAGGCCGGTTTCGTTCTCGCTCTTGATCGCCCCGACCAGCTCGGCTTCATACTCTCGGAGCAATGCCATTGCTGGCCTTGTAAAGGGCACCTCGACCGGCTCCGGCGGGTTGTCATGGGTATTGGTGCCGGAGAGGTTCCCGGTCGTGCCGTGCGCCTGTGCCTGCTCCTGGAGCCATCCGATGATCCGGTCGCCAATCGGCACGATGCACCGCTCCTGGCTCATCTGAACGCCGATCTCGGACTTGACGATGAGGAAGCGGTTGAGCAGCCCCGAGGCAATATCTCCGCCTGAAATGGCACCATAGAACTCGGACGGCGTAGACATGCCTAGCAGCGTCAAGGACGGCCTTCTGATCACCTTCTCGAATGCCTCTGCCTGTTCCTTGGTCAAGCCGATGGTGGCATATCCCTGTGGCCGCAAGACGCCATCCTGCCGCCCGAAGCATTCCATGATGGCTGTAAGGCTGTCGGCCTTGTGTTGCATGTTGCGGTTTGCCGCGCTTTTGAGCGTGCGCCCTAACTCGTCGATGACGGCAATATGGATGGGCCGGGATATCAAGGCCGAGAAAACGCCGCTGGCGCTGGTGTAGCCTGCGGGCCCGAGAAGGTGGCCTAGCTGGGCAGCATCAAGCATGGCCTCAATCACCGTCTTGGCGTGCTCCTTGCCGCAACCTGTCTCGCCGATGTTGAGCAGATAGAGGTTGGAAAAGTTCCGTTGCGGGGTTGTCCACCGTCGCCCCATGGCAACGGCTCCTAGGGCAATGGCGGCTTGCACGGCAAACTGCGGCTGCGTCTTGATGGCGGTGGTCTCATAGTAGCGCACCACGTCTTGCAAAACGCCGGGGATCTGGAGCAGGTGCGCCGGGATAGACGTTAGCGGGTTGTCTGGCGTGACGCTGGTGGTGCGTTTGGATGGCAGCACGCCGGGGGTTGCCGCCTTGCCGTGATCAGTCTCGGCTTGCTTCTCGGGCGTCCACTCATGGCTCGGATCGGTCGTGATGTTGAGGAATGCGGCTGCGTTCTTGATCGCCGCACTCATGTTGCCGGCATGTTCGAACTGCAGGTAAAGCTCGAAGCAATCGAATGCGTGTTCGTTGCCGAACGGATCGGAACCGTGGTGGCTGAATGCCGTGTTATTGTCGAACACATTGCAACCGGCCAGCTTGGTGCCGCTGTTCGGGCTTAGATACCGATTCGGAGCGGTGCGCTTGTAGCCATACTTGACCAGCAACTCACCGATATTGTGCGCCGCATTATAGGCATCGATCACTGATGTGCCGGGATTAGGCGCGCGAACCCGAACCGGGGCCTGATACTCGGGCCTGATCTTCCACGGGCATAGGTCCATCATTTGCGGGCGGAACTTGTCCCACTCATCCCACATGACTTGCAACTGCTTCGGCAGGATCGGAATCTGATCAAAGGGCAACCCTTCCCACACATATGGCTGCATCGTGTCGGGATGGATCGACGGCGGCAGGACATCTTGCACCGGCCCACCGCGCAACTCAAAGACAGTCGTGTTGCCACGGCCATCCTTGTTCGGCCACGCGATGGAGTGCCGGGATAGGTCATCCCGATGGGCGCGGAAGATCAGTTTGCCCCGCCCCTCCCGGCCCCGGATTCTGGCAGTTGATGCCATCAAGGCGTCGAGGTCTAGTCCCAGCCCCTCGAAGATGATCCGCGTCCATTCCATGTGGTCGATGTCGATCGCGCAAGTGCCGGTCCATTGATGGATGAGGCCGACGTTCCAGGTTGGATTTCTTGAGTAGAAATCAATGGCACCCTGTCCGGTGAGCGCCTTGTCCTTCTGGTTCCAGCCGTAGCTGGTCGGCCCCTTCTGCCCTGCCGGGATCGGGACGAGATACCAGCCGAGTTCGGTGTAGGATTTGATGCTCTCGATGATGGTCATTTATGCACGGCCTTCAAAAAACTCCGTGAGCAGTTTGATCGTCTCATATCGAGCGCCGGGGGCACCATCTCGAATCGCTTTCACGGTGTTGTAGGAAAGGCCGGTGGCCTTGACGATCTCGGGAATATCAGCCCCGGCAAGGCGGGCACGAATTTCTTCGATGGATAGCACGGTCAGTCTCCTGTTTGTTGATTGCAATTTTTTCTATTGCACGTCCTGCAAAAATATGCAATAAGCCATTCCGTTGAGAGAAAAGGAGGCTGACATGAGCAGCAACATCACGGGCCTTTGCGGGGCCTGGCTTGAAGCCAAACGCCGTGAAGACGAGGCCATCGAGGCGCGTCGTAAGATCGAGCAAGACATTACCGAAGCACTAGACGCAAAGGCCGAAGGCGCGATCACGCACAAGGTCGAGCCGTATCGGGTGACGCTCACCCAGCCGATCTATCGCAAGATCGATTTGGCAATCTGGGAAACCGTCAAGCACGACATGCCCGCCGAGTCTTGGCCGATCAAGGTCAAGATCGAGGTGGACGATGCCGGATGCAAGTGGCTGGCAAAAGAGCGGCCAGACCTCTGGTCCATCGCAGCCAAGGCAATCACGGCAACGCCGGGAAAGATCGGCGTCAAGGTGGTGGCGGATGAGTAAGGATATCTACGGAGCAGCAGACGCATTGCAGTATGCGCGAGACCACTTGGTCATTGCGAAGACGGACAAGGTAAACCGCGACCATCATGTGCGGTGCGCTATTGAGAACCTGCGAGAGGCAATGAGGATACTCGGTGTTAAGGAGGCCGAGAACGATGGCAATTGATCTCAAGAAACTGGAGCGCCCGAAAGGGCAACGCCCTATCATCGCAACAGTGTTCGGTGAAGGCGGCATGGGCAAGAGCACACTGGCTGCAATGTTCCCGAAGCCGGTGTTCATCCGCACCGAGGACGGCACGGCTTCGTTGGCTGGCAACGACGAAGTGATGCTTTTCCCGCTGGTCTCCTCGAGCCAAGAAGTGCTTGACCAGATCGAGGCACTGGCAACGCAGGAACACGACTTCAAAACGCTGGTGTTGGATAGCATTACGCAGCTTGCCACCATGATCGAGCATGAGATTGTTGCAGCCGATCCCAAGGCCAAGAGCATCAATCAAGCCGGTGGCGGCTACGGAGCGGGCTACAACACCGCCGCCGAGAAGCACCGGCAGGTGCGGGAATGGGCTGGCGCACTGGCCTACGAACGCGGCATGAACGTGGTCTTTATCGGCCACGCTGACACCGAGACGCTCGATCTGCCAGACTTCGATCCGTTTGCCAGATACACGGTGCGAATGCACAAGAAGTCACTGCCGCATTACACCGACAACGTGGACCTCGTGGGCCTGATCCGGCTCAAAACATACGTTCGAGGTGATGGAGACAAGAAGCGGGCGATCAGCACAGGCGACCGGGAGATTATTTGTTTCCCGCAAGCCTCGAGCGTCACCAAGAACCGTTTCAACATCACCCAGCCGCTGCCGTTTACTTTCGAGAGCGGCAACCCTTTCGAAGCCTTTGTAGCAAAGTAGGAGAAGAGAATGAGACTGAATGGATTCGATGCGAATGTCGTGGAGCCGAGCGCGCCACGCGAAGTGATCCCGGCTGGCAAGTACAAGGCCGTGATCACCAAGAGCGAGGAGCGCCCCACCAAGGCACAGACCGGCTCGATGCTGGTGCTCACCTGCCAGATCATCGAGGGGCCGCATCAAGGCGTAAGCCTGATGGACCGGCTCAACCTCAACAACCCGAACAAGACGGCAGAAGAGATTGCCCAGCGCACGCTCTCGGCCATCTGCCGGTCGGTTGGTGTGATGATGCCGAACGAGAGTTCGGACCTCCACGACAAGCCGATGATGATCACGGTTAAGGTCAAGCCCGCCGAGGGCAACTATCAGGCATCGAACGAGATCGCCGGATATGAGCCGTGCGAAGGTGGTGCGAAGGCATCGGCCCCTGCGGCTGCGGCAACGCCGCCCTGGAAGAAAAAGTAAAGCAAAGCGGGGCGGCTCTTACGGGTCGCCCCTATTACAAAAAGGAGAAAAAATATGATTATAAAAGCAAATCCTGGGTTTAAGGCTGTTTTTGTAAGAGACCGAAATGATAGTAATAAACAAGCTTGGCTTGAATATGAGGATATAATTGCATGGGAAATATTAGAAAACGAAACTCCAATTCCAATAACCATCAAACATGGAAATATAGCAGAAAAAAGAAATCATGTTTATTTGTGCATTGGCATAAAAAATGAAGAAGGCCAGATAATTACAGGCGGAAGAACATACGAAAATACAAACAGTTATCTAACTAAAGTTAACAAGAATAGAAGTTGGGGGATTGATTGGGGCGTAAGATAATCATGACCACCGACACCTATGCAATCGAACGCCTGATGAAGCAGCAGCTAGACGGCAACTTCTGGAGCTTCGATGTTGAAGGCCGCATCGTCTGGAATGATGTTGCTGTTGACTTTATCCCGCAGTTCAAACGCTACACATGGACGGATGGTGAGGAAGATCGGCCCAAAGCGCAAATCGTTCGCCGCGATTGGTCGATGGAGGACTTTCAGCGGATGGAGAAGCTGCGGATCAAGGGCCGGTCGTGGAAGGACATTGCCAGGAACTTTGGAGCAAGCGACACGGCCACGAGCGACTATTACAAGCGCGTCATTGCCCAGCAAGATGCGAACATGACCAAGGAAATCACGATCAGGCGAATGAAGATCGTCAAGTGGCTGCATGATCAAGCCACACCAGTGAAAACCATTTGCCTGTTGATGGGCTACGAGCGAAGGTTGGTTGAGAGCGTGACAGGGAGGGAATAGGTATGAAACTCGACATGACATCGCCAATCGTTAAGGCGATCTACCAGCGATACGAAGAGAACCGCCGCAACGCACACAGGCCGCATCTTGGCGGGTCGCAGATCGGGAACATCTGTTCTCGCGCGCTTTGGTATCAATTCCGGTGGACTCATACTGAGAAGCACGAAGGTCGCATCTTGCGCCTCTTCGAGACGGGAGAGCGCGAAGAAGTGCGGGTCATCCAGAACCTACGAGCAGTTGGTTGCACGGTCTGGGATCGCGATCCTGCAACAGGTCAACAGTTCCGATACACGGCGGTTGGCGGGCATTTCGCCTTGAGTTTGGACGGAGTGGTCGAAGGCTTGCCGGAAAGTTCTAAGGTCCACACGCTCGAAGTGAAGACCATGAGCGAGAAGTATTTCAAGGTGCTGTGTAACCTCGGCGTCGAGAAGGCAAAGCCGATCTACTATGCACAGTGCCAGATCGGAATGCACTTGAGCGGGTTGGATCGCTGCCTGTTCATTTCGGTCAACAAGAACACCGACGAGATTTACGCAGAACGGCTGAAGGTTGATCATACCTTTGCAGAAGGGCTTATCGAGAAGGCCAGAGCGATCATATCGACCGAACGGCCACCGCTTGGAATCAGCAACGATCCGGCATGGTTCGAGTGCAAGTTCTGCCCGTATCATTCGATCTGCCACGGCGATAGCGCAGCGGAACTGAACTGCCGCACATGCGCCTTCTCCACGGCAGAGGCCGAAGGCTGGTCATGCGCCAGGCACAAGAAGGCACTCGATGAAATCGACCAGCGCAGCGGATGCGGTGATCACATCTACAATCCGGCACTGGTCAAACTGCCGGTGCATGATAGCGGCGAGGACTGGATCGACTACATCAACGAAGACGGCGAGATCGTGCGGAACAAGGGCAGGGAGTTCAGCAAGTGCTAGAACTCCGCCCCTATCAACGCGCTGCCATTGACGGCCTATACAATTATTGGTCAGACAAGAAGGGCGACAACCCGATCATCGTCGCTCCGACCGGCTCGGGGAAAAGCCTGATCATCGCGCACCTGATCAAGGATGCGATGAGTTATCCCGGCACGCGCGTTCTGATCTTGACGCATATCAAGGAGTTGCTGGAGCAGAACGCCAGCGAATTGATCGCGCTTTATCCCGAGGCAGATGTCGGCTTTTATAGCGCCAGCCTCAAGAAGAAGGTGCTGCGGAAGCCGATCACATTTGCGGGCATTCAGTCGATCCACAAGAAGGCTTATGACATGGTGCCAGCGCCTGATCTGGTGATCGTAGACGAGGCGCATCTAATTCCGAAGAACTACGGCACACGCTACAATAAGTTCCTCTCCGACCTTCGCATATGCAATCGCGGTGTGAAGGTGGTCGGTCTTACGGCTACGAACTACCGGCTTGATAGTGGCTACCTGCACGAAGGCGACAACGCGATATTTGATGGCATTGCATACGATATTCCGGTTGCCGATCTCATGGAGCAGGGATTCCTGGCCCCAGTGATTAGCAAGAGCGGCGTCAAGACCATCGACCTATCGAACGTCGGCAAGCGCGGCGGAGAGTATATCGAGAGCGAACTAGCCAAGGCTGCATCGGACCCGGAATTGGTAACAGAAACAGTTGCAGAAATCGTGCGGTATGGTGCGGAGCGCAAGGCGTGGCTGGTTTTCGCTTGCGGTGTCAATCACGCCGAGTTGCTCCGTGCCGAGTTTGAGACGCACGGCATCGAGGCGGATGTGGTGACGGGTGCCGATGGCATGAGCGCGCGTGCCGAGAAGATCGAGCGATTCCGGCGTGGCGGCAGCAAATGCCTGATCAACGTCAACGTCTTGACCACCGGCTTCAATGTCCCGCATGTTGACCTCGTGGCAATCGTGAGGGCCACCGAAAGCACAGGCCTCTACATCCAGATCGTCGGGCGCGGCACACGCATTGCGCCGGGGAAAGAGAATTGCCTGGTGCTGGACTATGGCGACAACGTGATGCGCCACGGATTCATCGACAAGATCAAGCCGAAGATCAAGGGGCGCACGGAAGACGGTCAAGCCCCCGTCAAGAAATGCCCAGAATGTTTGACTGTCAATCATGCTGCCGTTAGAGTGTGCATCGAGTGCGGCCATGAATTCCCGCCTCCGCAGTTCAACCACGGAACGAAGGCATATTCTGGCGCGATGATCTCCACACAGGTACAGGCCGAATGGGTTGACGTTGACGATGTTGGCTATTCCCGCTGGCGCAAGGAAGGCAAGCCGGATAGCGTTCGTGTCACCTATTATTGCGGCCTGATCAAAGTCTCTGAGTGGCTATGCCCTGACCACGGAGGATATGCTGCGGAGCGATACCACAAGCGGATGCCATCGCTAGGAGCGTCTGCCATGACCACCGAAGACGCCATGCAGGAATGCGACCATTGGATCAAGCCGCGCAGG